AGTCGATTTCCTTAACGATGCAAAACCTTTTACTGAATGGGAAGAATCCCTATTTGAAAGATTTATAGAAAAGGTAAAAGTGCTGTCAAGGGAGAAAGTTGAATTTGAATTTAAGTGTGGCTTAAAACTAAAAGAAAGGATTGATTGAAATGGCACACATACCACTTGGGTACAAAATAGTTGACGGATGTGCTGTGACCGATGAACCAACTGTCAAGCAGATTAAGGCAACCTACAGATACTACTTTGAAGGTAAATCACTCGTTGATGCTGCCGAGGAAGCAGGTTTCAAGATGAACCACGCTACGGTCAAGAGAATGCTTTCTAATAAGAAGTATCTGGGGACAGACTATTACCCACAGATTATTGATGAAGAAACCATAGAAAGGTTTCAGGAAGAACTGACACGAAGGGCAGGCAACCTTGGAAGGCTTGATAGAAAATGCAAGGAGAGGAATATTACGATACCTACATCATTTAGGTTCAAGCCTGCAGAACTTACCTTTGCTGCTCCCTTTGAGCAGGCAGAATACATTTACAGTTTGATAGATAGCGAGGAATAACACATGGCAGGAGCAAAGAATATAACAGTTATTCCGGCAAAAAAACGTGTAGGTAATACAGCCACTGCGGAGAGTAAGCCAAAGCTAAAGGCCGCAGCGTACTGTAGAGTAAGTACTGACAGCGAAGAACAGGCTACAAGCTACGATGCACAGGTTACGCATTACACAGAATTTATTAGAAAGAATCCTGAATGGGAGTTTGCCGGGATTTATGCTGATGACGGTATCAGCGGAACAAACACTAAAAAGCGAGAAGAGTTTAACCACATGATTGAAGATACGATGGCAGGCAAGATTGATATGATCATTACAAAGTCAATCAGCCGATTTGCAAGAAATACCTTAGACTGCCTTAAGTACATAAGACAGCTTAAGGAAAAGAACGTGCCAGTATTCTTCGAGAAGAAAGACTTCTATACGGCAAAAATGCCGATAAATGCGGTAATTACGGCACTTTCCAAAGAGGCATGGTGTTTGGTTGGTGTTTGAATTTATGTGACACAGTAATACGAGGTTAAACGAAAGATGACTGTCTCCGTGAGCAAAAAAATATCTCCTATGTGTATTCTCTTCGTAGCCGAAGTAATCTACATAAAAGGAGGGCAACTTAGGAATTTAAGAAAAACAAGTTTTTAAGGATGCTATCCCAAATGGTGCAAAGAGAATAACGACCATGCAAGAGCAACACTGCCCCTGCGCGGTCGTTATTGTTTTATATCAAGTTTATATTCATTGTTCAAAGATTTCAGATATATTGTATCTCCAACACATCCGGTTAATTTTCTATGACTGATTACGGACTGTTCTGTTTCAATGCCATCTTCGTTTTTGAATGTACAAGAGTAAAATTTGAAATTTGCTAATTCCAATATAATGTTTACGCTGAAATAATTATGCTTTATGCACAAGAATCCCAGTGTCGCAAAGAATATTAGAAACAGCACCACTTCGTTCCATACGGTAAAATCAAAAGCAAATAATGGTAGAATATATGAAAGCAAATACTCTGCGGTTATAGTTTTCTCCTCTTTTGCCTTCTTGAGTGTTTGAGGTATAGTTCCCTCTTTTCCATTCGTACATAACTCAATCATCAAAACAATTAGGCAAATCAACGCCGAAACAAGTATGACACCAATACTTATTTTTTCCGTCCACAAATCACTACTGTTTTCGATACAACTTTTTATGTCTATGAACAATACCGAAATCCATAGGGGCGCAAATGAAATGTAATATAAACTAAATGAAAATAATTTTGACATTTATGGTTTCCTCCGTAATTATACCCATTTTTTAGAGCCAGCCACTTCCATTGGGTTATCATCGAAGGGATCAACCATTCCCCGATCACATAATAATTTTACAAGTTTGTCCGAAGCATCCGGGTTTGTAGTATCAAATTTATCTCCATCAAGTGGAATATTGAACTTCTTGGCCATTTTCTTCCGGCTATTTGCATTTTTTAGTTTTTGTAAATGAGCATCATTGAACGATACAAACTTTCTTGGATTATGACCACTTCTTGCAATCGCGGAGAACGCATCAAAATCAGTTATGATATTGCATTCGTTAATAGTATCAATTTTAGTAGTGCAAATTGCTTTATAGGAACGCTCCATATTAAATAGGTTTTCACCCGCAAGAGTTAACATATAAATATTGTCATTGAAAACAACAACATCAATTGTCGGTCTGAGAGATAGAACCTTATCACTTATTTCTTCAAAAGAGCCATTCTTCATCCAGAATTTGTGATTCAGTGTAGTTACTGGATTTTGCATAGAAACCAGTTTTACAGGATATTCTATGCTGTCAAGTGTGATTATTCCTTTCAAAAGATATGCTTGTGCTTTGAATTCCAGCGGATTGATTTCTACGTCTGGTCTGGCAATTGCGGTGACAAGTGCATTGTATTCGGATTGAATCAGTTCACTTTCGGTAGATAGCTTATATACCGTTCTGTCTATAGTCGAGCCATCATAATCTGTCATTCCTTGAAAAGATTTCAATACACCCTTTTCCGTATCAATATATCTCTTAGATATCTCTGAAACAAAATCACTCAACTCCCCAGCAGGCGCTAATGTGATTTCTCGACCAGTGTAACTTGTACCCTCTCTCTTTGATGTTTTGATTTTAAGTAGCTGCAATGACCACGCATCACACCCAGACATCGCAGCAAATACCCTTTTTAGATTCTCAATTGACAATTGTTTTTCCTTCTTTCGTTTTTATTCTACGAGCGTATCACACAGCGGCAGCAAGGCATCCAAGCGTTCTACGATTCGCTGTTGCTCCTCAATTGGAGGGAGTGGAACCATGTAATTTTCAATCATATCTTGTGTAACTTGATTGATAGTGGTCGTTTCAGCACCACCTAATACACTTTTTCTGAAGTGTGGAGAGTCTAATACATAATTGATGTACGGATTACATTTGCTACGATAAATTGCCATAAATGCACCGAAAGCCATGCCTTCCTTATCAATAATGGCTGATTTGCCTACAAGGCGTTTGCTACCATTTCTTGCGCAGATAAGTATATCTCCAATATGGCACATCTTGTTTTCTGGCACATTCATATTGACTGCAACAATGTCATCATAGGCCATGCATCCATTTTGAATATTACTGGAACGGAGAACAACCGTGCCCCCAATAGTGGTAACATCTGATGGGCTGTATGTCAATCCGATATTAGTGGTACCACATTCTGATAACTTTACCCATTTCCAGTTCTGCGGAATATCGAAAAACTCAATTTCTAATTGCTTTGATTTCTTTCGCCCACGCCCTGTGGACACAGTAATTGTGGGCTTGATTTCATCAAGAAGAATATCAACTGGCGTATCGCTTTCCAACTGCTCCGTTAATTTTCCCTGCATGGCAGCCTGCAAGATAGCACCACGCAAATCAGTTGGGAAATTTGAATTTAGTTTCGCCAATGATGCCGTAAGAGAACCTATGTTTTGAGGTTTAGCAATTAAATTCCCAGCTAACAATTCCCCAAGGGCAGTTGTGGCTTCCGAAAGCCTTTTCTCTAATTTTTCACGTGTTTCAACATATATACTTAATACTTCCTCCGGAGAAAGAATCACTTTTTCTTCATTCGGGAAACCGCAAAAGTCAAGATTGTATTGCCCGGCTGCAATCGCATCAATGGAAACACACTGTGATTTCCAAGTATCGGACAGCGATTCATCTGATTTCTCATCTTTGATTTCAACCCTGTTATCCCACCATTCGTTGATGGCAGAGAGTTTTTCCAGTGTGATAGGGTTACGTTTCATACTGAATTTTTGCCCATTTATCAAATCGAAACGGTAAAACCATGTCTCTGTAGTGCCGCCAGTTTTTTCAAAGAACACGAGATTAGTATTGATACTCGTATACGGGGCAAAGCAACTACCCGGCAGACGGATGATGGTATGCACATTATATTCCTTAAACAGCTTTTCTTTAATGGCAATCAGGCTCGCATCATCATTCTGCAAAAAACCATCCGGCAGGATAATGCCACAGCGACCGTTATCATTAAGGCGGTACATAATTTCAATCATAAACAGATTAGCCGTTTCTGAACTACGGAGCAGTGCCGGAAAGTTGGTGAGAATGGCCTCCTGTTCATGACCGCCGTAAGGTGGATTCATTAGGATGACATCCACTTTGTCCTTATCGGTGTAATCTCGGACATTTTTTGCAAGCGAATTCATGTGCATAACCTGTGGGTAATCCACATCATGCAGAAGCATATTGGTGGTGCAAAGCATATATGGGAATTGCTTTTTCTCTACACCAAACACGGTCTTTTCTATCGTTTCAGCATCGTCTGCACTGGAAACCTGCTTTTTAAGATGTTCTACAGCATCTACAAGAAACCCGCCTGTGCCACACGCAAAATCTGCGACAACCTCTCCAAGCTTGGGGTTGACCATTTCTGTGATAAATTGGGTCAAAGCACGGGGAGTGTAGAACTCACCGGAACGACCTGCACTTTGCAGACCACGCAGCAAAGTTTCATAAATATCATTGAATGCGTGGCGTTCATCCTGATTATCAAATTCAATAGAATCGAGCAGATTGATAGCCTTACGAATGCACACACCGTCCTTCATATAATTGAAGGATTCTACCATCATTTCATGGACAATGACTTTGCGGCTGGAGCTTTCAGCAGTGATAGCCATGTCTTTTAATGTGGGAAATAGAGTATTGTTTACAAAGCTGACCAATTCATCTCCGGTCATCTGTTCCTTTTGAGATTTTCCTTTTGCCCAGTTACGCCAACGGCATTCCTCCGGTAAGGCACTGGTAAAGTCATCTTCATACAGTTCCCACATATCTTCCTTAATGTCATATACTTTCAAAAACAGCATCCAAACCAACTGTGACAGCACCTGTACAGTTCCGTTGACACCATCGTCATCACGCATAATGGTTTCCCATTGCTTTACTAAATTTCCTAATGCCATAAGTCCTCCATATCATCAAGCAGAATAGATTTGCTGCTCAATTTCATTTATCGTATCCATGTATTTTTGTTTGCCGCCAAAGCTACGGACAATCTCCGTAGGCTTGTCAATGTGTATGAACTCTGGCATATTCAAAATACGGATGTTTTTCAATTCATCAATATCGTGTTCCCGGTAGGCTTCGAGGAGCAAGCGGATAATATCCTGATTCTCTTTGCTGAATTTATCCAAGTACCCTGAAACGAGAATATGGTCGATACGTTCCTCTTTGGTAAGTGGTTCACGTTCATATCCAATATAGGACAGAACATCATAATCATCCACATGGGCTTCGGGAATCGTATCTTTAACATAGTCAATGAAAACACCATCTTCCAGAAGCTGGTCGAGCAGTTCTTGCTTTTTCTTTTGGGCAAGCCACACCTTGCGGAATTCCTCATAATAAGGATAAAGCCTGCGAAGATTATTACGAGAGTAATCGATGATGGAAACCGTTATCAAATTTCCGTTGGAATCCAGATATTCTACCTTTTCGTCTATAATACGGACACTAACTCCGTTGACGGTAAAGCGCTTTCTTTTCTTGCGCCCCGGTTCATCACCGTTCCCATCGTCACCATTATCACCGGAACCGTCATTGCCGTTATCACCGTCACCATTGTCAAATCCATCCTCATCAGTATCGGTATCATCGCCGTTGTCCGGAGTGTCCGTATCATCATCGCCAAAATCATCATCCTCGCCGACATCCTTGATTTTTACAGGGTCACCATCAAATTCCGGGTCAGCAAACTTCACATAGTTTTTGCGGAAGTCCATGATGGTGAAATACAGTTTATCACAATCCTCACGGACACGAGTGCCGCGGCCTACGATTTGCTTGAATTCTGTCATAGAGCCAATCGTCCTATCCAAAACAACAAGCTTTGTGGTCTGTGTATTTACACCTGTACTCAGCAAACGGCTTGTGACTGCGATGACGGGGTATTTTTCGTGCGGGTCTGTAAAATACTCCAAGTAGCGCATATCATCCGATCCAGAAGTGATTTGCACGATGTAGGTAGGCTCCTGTGCAACGAGGTCTTTATTTTCATTGACTAAGGCATGGCGCATCCGTTCCGCATGAGGAATATCCTCGCAGAAGATGATTGCCTTGGCATAGCGGTCTGTTTCTTTCAAAAAGTCAGATACTCGCTTTGCCACAGCCATTGTTCGTTCTTCTACTACAAGAACACGGTCAAAGTCCTTCTGTTCGTACAGCCTGTCCTCGACTGGCTCTCCGTTGATATCAAGCATTCCGGGATATGGACGGAATCCATTCACATCAATATCAAGATTAACACGGATAACCTTATACGGAGCAAGAAAACCATCATCAATGCCCTGTTTCAAACTGTATGTATAAACAGGCTCTCCAAAATATTCAATATTAGAAGTTTCCTCGGTTTCTTTGGGTGTTGCGGTCATACCTACTTGAATGGCAGAATCAAAATATTCCAGTATTTCATGCCAGGAACTTTCATCATCTGCGCTGCCTCGATGACACTCGTCAACAATGATTAAGTCAAAGAAATCACGGTCATAAGCAGTATAAAAATTCTTTTCCCCATTCTTCATTTGGTGGTACAACGACAAATAGACCTCATGGGTTGTATCCATCTCACGTTTAGTGATACGGGTCATGCGAGTGCCTAATGGGGAAAAATCATCGGTAAAAGGCTGGCTGACCAGTATGTCACGGTCGGCAAGGAACAGAACGCGGCGAACTTTTTTCGCTTGCAGCAGTCTCCATATTATCTGGAAAGCAACCATTGTTTTGCCCGTGCCTGTTGCGAGTACAATCAGCATACGCTTATCGCCACGAGCAATAGCGGCAAGCACACGATTGATAGCAATCCACTGATAATAGCGCGGCTCCTTGCTAAAGCCTTTCTGATAATGGTATGGCGTGGTAAGGAGCGAGGCTTCTGAATCCGTGAAATCTATATTATCAGCACGGAACCGGCTCCATAATTCATCTGGAGATGGAAAGGCGTCCATTGGAATATCTTTGATTTCTACGCCTGTTCCCATATCGTGAAACACAAACGAATCTCCATTTGAAGAAAAAGCAAAAGGCACCTTCATAGCTTTTGCATAGCGAATTGCCTGTGGCATTCCACCAAAAGGAGAATGCTTGTTATCTTTTGCCTCGACAACAGCTAAAGGGAACCATGCGCTGGTATCATTGTAGAAAAGTACATAGTCAGCGCGACTTGCGTCTTTCCGCTTTGCTTTTTTGCCATCAAGCATAATGCGACCAGGTGCTACAAGGAACTCCATACGGATACATGATTTTGACCATTTATCCGTGATGGCAGGAGTGATGTAATTCAGTTTAATTTCTTCTTCCGTCATTTGGCTTTTGTTAATCATGCTCCGGCACTCCTTCCTCATCAATGTACTCCATAATGTCACCATAGTCGGCATTAAGGGTCTTGCATATCTTACCAAGGACGGTGAGCGTGACCTCCTCGTCCCTGCGTAGTTTTGTCATTGTGTTAGGCGCAACGCCGGAGACTTTCCTCAAATCAGCCTTGCTCATCTTCTTATCAACCAGTAACTTCCACAAACGATTATATGAAACAGCCATGTTTGCCTCCTTTTACACACTATAATATACAGTATAGCACAATTTTGAATTTTTCGCAAGACCGTGCGAAAGTTTAGCAAGTGGACGAAGTGTAAATTTTTTGTGAATGTCAATATTTAGACACTCTGGTTGTTTTCCAGTTTGGGAATGCGAGTGCTGCCACGGGTGGGGGTATCTGCATCTCCAGTACCTTTCTGCCTAAAGACCGATGCCCCCCCTTCGTGCGAATTTTCGCAGAATTGCATAGGGGGATAGGCAATCGGATCAAAATTAAGTGTATTGATTCGGGATTAGCTCAAAATTGAGCCAACCTCGCATTTTCCTGCCACTATCGTTTCGCCGGATAGTGCAGAAATCAGCATAAAAACAGCCCAAAAAGCATCATAAAATGCACAGTTTTTAAGTATACATTTTGGCAAAAATCTATGCCGACAGGACTTGATATTCTGTGGATTTAGAGTGATATATGTACTAAACAAAGTTCACTGCCCCCAAAGTTGGGGCGAGAAAGGCAGGTACATATATGCAGATGAATATCAAATTTGAATTAAAACCAAAGCAGCGCCCGAAACTGGCGGAGGAGATTGCCACGGCACTGCACACCATCCCTTGTTACCAGAAAGCACCCAGTCTTTCCTACAAGATTGGTGACTGCACCATAGAGAAGGACGGAACACTCCGCATTCCCGACAGCGTGGACACCGAAACGGTCAATCGTTTGCTCACACACTTGCAGGAGAAGGGCTTCACCGGGGAAATGGAGGAGACGGAGGAAAAGCTGATTATTTCCATGCCGAAAGACAGCTTTACGGACACGGCACTGGAAAACCTCAAAAAGCTGATAGAGAATAAGGAAGAACTGTTTGCAAGAGCATTCCTTGCAGAGAACCTGCCACTGGACATTACCGAGGATACCGTCAGCTTTCCTTGGTTTCCCTTTACCATCGAGCCGGATGCTGTAGCAGCCTACACGGAGTTTGTGTGCAAGCTGTGCGATATGGCACGAAGGGTTAAGCGTGTATCGGGCAAGGCAGTGGACACGGATAATGACAAATACGCATTCCGCTGTTTTCTGCTCCGACTGGGGTTCATTGGGGATGAATACAAAAATGCCCGAAAGATTCTGCTTAAGAACCTCACGGGCAATTCTGCATTCCGCTATGGGAGATAGGTTAAAAGATTGGTGCAGGGGTGTCGGTTATGCCGATGCCTCTGTTTCCATCTGGATGACCTTTACGGCATCCGGGCGAATCAGTCTGCCATCGAGGAACTCAAAGGCAAGGTATCCGATCTGGTCGAGGGTCACAAACTTCTCTTTGAGGGTGCGGACGGTAACAGGCTTCTTGCAGACAACCCAATAGTAACTGAAATCACCAAATGCAATCGGTTTACTGCCTGCACTGATATCCGGCATGAACTCGGAGATAATGACCTGCTTGCCGAGGATGGTATCTGAGTTGGCATTCCAGAGGTAGCTGCCGTCAGCATCCTTCAGTTTGCGAAGGGTCATGGCTGTGGTATCGTTCATGAGCCACACACCGTTTGTGCGGTACTCTGGTTTCACAGAGAAGTACAGGCTGATGACATCGTCATAGGTGAGGGTACTTGCAGTAAGAGCCACATCCGCACCCTTGGTGTCATGGAGAATGCCAGCAGGCATCTGCTCCCCGGTACCGCTGATAAATGCCTTGGTTTCCGCTCTGCCGAAGTTCTTTGCCAATCTGCTGATAAGGTACTTCTCAATGTCAAAGGTTGCATCGTGTACAAAATCATCGTCCAGCTTTACAAACACAGCCAGCTTGTGCGTATCAACCGTGTATCGGGTAAAATCATTCACAGCATCATAAATCGGAATCTGACCGCCCTCCGGCACAAACTGAGCAAGGTCATTGCAGTCCTTTGCTAAAATACGGTAGCTGGAGTTGAAGGCATTGACTGCCGTGCCAATCTGACGGAACAGGCTCTCTTTCTCGATAGCCTTAGTGTACTTGTTGGCAGCAGTCACAGGCATCAAATAGCTGTCTGTCTGGGAGTTGCGCCCTTTTGCGAGTTTGTCGATGCAGTAGTTCTTGCCTCGCACCACATCCCAAAATGCATCGTGGTATTCCGGCTGCCCGGTGTAAATCTCATTTCCTGTAATGTTCATAATCATGTTCCTCCTTATCTTTTGTCACAGGACTTGCAGATATATAACCCCAAGTCGTTGAAATTGAGCGTTCTGCCAACCTGCTTCATATAATTACCACAGCGTGGGCACTTGATATCATAGGAAAGAGCCATTTCCTCGTTGTGGGCTGCCTTGGCATGAAGTCGGTAATATTTATGGGGTTTGTGGTTCTCATCCAGACGAACCTCATCAGAGAGATACAGGTCGCACATTCTCTGTGCGTACTCATCAGAATACGAAGCATGGGTAGGGGTCAGAATTCCAGGGTTTCTCTTGTTTTGAATAATTGGGTAATTCATGTGTTTTTCCTCCTTAAAATAGTGGTTTGTGTAGTTTCGCTTCATAAAGGGTTAATACCCCTTTTGAATTTGCGACTTTGTGCGTGAGGGCAAGCGGCCGTTTTCCACCGTTATAGGCGTGAAGATAAAGATCGCCCCTCCGGGGTCAGCGTTGGGATTTGATATATCCCATACGCTTGCAGTAATCCACTGCATCGGCACGTTTGAGATAGTACATCTGCTTGTAGCCGTCTACCACCAACCAGTGGGGTGGATTGCTTGACTTGCTCATCATAAGCAGCACAGGTGGCTGATTCTTACGATTGTAGCAGGACATACCGTAATAGCGTCCGTTGGTAAAATCGCAGGGACGGAACAGGGTATCTTTGTTGATGTCAATAACTCTCATGGTTTTCGCCTCCTTTCCACTCAGTCCAGATGTGGACTCATTTATTTTCGACTGTGCAAATCTGCGCTGTCTGTGTTTTGGTGACAGTTCTTTGGTTTTAGTGACAGTTAGGTGACAGTTGCCCGGTGATACTGTCACCGGCTTAAACCCTTGTGCCATAAGGGTTTTTCTCTGCCTTAGTGACAGAAGTGACAGTTCTTTTGATTTCATTCTCCTACTACAGAAATCTTTATACCCACATCACTTATTCTGTATTGGGTATTAACTTTTTTCTGACTGCTCAAAGAAATTGAGAAAATTGTCACTACTGTCACAAAAGTCCGAAAACCGTTGATTTTACTGGCTTTTTTGAGGTGACAGTTGTGTGTGCTTACTGTCACCGAACTGTCACTACTGTCACCTCTAGGCGGAGAGAAAAGTGCTTTCATCATAACCATATGCCTTTTCGTATAGTTCCTTGGTTTCCGGGGTCAGCGTAAGTGTGCGGTAGAAGGTGCCACCTTTTCCTCTGCGGACAGTCATTGATGAAAAATCCGTATTAAGGTATTCTGCCAGTATGGTTCGGAACTCTTTGGCGGTCTTGGCAAATCCGTGATTGTTATCAGCACACCAAGCCTTGTAGACATTGAACACACGCCCTGTGGTGCATTGGTCGGTAATCTTGCCCTGTGGACGCTCCATCATGCACTCATGGTAGAATGAAATGACTGTGTTGTTATCCTCCATGTATTGCTGCCTTGCCTGCGATACACTGTCCGGCTCGGAGAAGCGGTAACCGTTAGCAATGACGGTTTGCAGTGCCATTACGAATTTGTAGACGATGCCTTCACGCTCCGCATACATTTTGTCGAGGAGCATTTTATCTTGCTTGTCTTTCGGAATGACATTGTTGCATTCTACCTGCATGATACGGTCATAGACCCACTGCCCATCGTCACCGCCAAACTTCGGCAGACGGTTCATACAGAACCACAGCAGTCCACGGTAGCGGAACTCAAAACCATTCATTCCTTTGAATTCGGCAAAGATACTGTCACCACCAGTGCATTGTTTGAATGCTTTCAATTCTCCGACCGTCATAAAACTCATGTCGGAACTGCCCGCCAGACGCTTACCATAGATGTTGCTCGAACCGAATCGAGCCTCCATCTCGCTGAGGTCGATGCTGATAAAGTTATCTCTGCCGATAAGCTGCTCCACCAGACTTTTCAGCTGGGATTTGCCCGTGTCACCTTTGCCAACAAGGAACAGAGCCTTTTTCATACGGGAACCCATGACATTGGAAATACAGGCACCGCCAAACTCTAATAAGAGCTGCTCCACGGCTTTATCTCCGTTTGTAAGTGTGTGGATGTAGCTGTCAAAGACCGGAGTGGGAACATTTCTGCCTGTCCATTCGCATGGTATCTGAATGGTGGACATAATTTCCGGAGAATGTGGCAGCAGCGTCATATCGGACAGCCGCAGGATGCCATTTTGGAAATTGATGATATTTTCATCGGCGTTGATTTCATCGTGGGTGACGAAGTTCAAATCCGTGGTCAGCAGTCCGAAGGTTTCTCCAACAATGCTCATGCGGATAAGGTCTTCATTGTAATCTGCTATAAAGCCTTTAATCACACCACGGAGCATATCATCGGAATAATAGCGGTAGCAGCCGTTCTCATATACATAGCGGAGCACACCCTGTTTACCGTTATCCCGTACAAAGATGTAATGGAGATTTTCACGGATGTGTTTTGCTAGCTTGGTGCAGATGACCACTTCTATATCCTTTTCCGGGATGTATGCGATAAAATCCGGTCTTGGATTGAGTGAATAGTGGAACACACCACCACAGACTTCTAAGGCTGCAGCAATGGTCATTTCTCGATAATCCTCTCGTTCCCACTTGTCACGCATCAGAGCAGATTGACGGAAGATGGCATCAATCAGTTCGGGATTATCCCCGGTGCGAAATGCAATCAATGCACAGAGGGCGCAGTCGGCGGCGGAGTCATCGTTTCCATATTCGCTGATGTCCCCACGGTCAAACAGCATTTCAAACTTCTCGCCATTTCTCTGCTTACGGAGTGCTGCAATGATGTATGCTGCATTTGCGTCACCATCACGCTTGGCACTGTATTTCTTTTTCTTCTTCCTGCGCATATCCTTATCCAGTGTGGTAAGGACAGCCTGTGTACAATCTTTTAAGGGAGTGTCCAGAATGGTATTCCCGGTAAAACAGGCAAATCGGTTTGTAATGCCGCCGATGTACAGTTCTGTGTTGTTATGAGGGCTTTTCATATAGAACTGCTTGTCCAAGCGGAGTTTTCCTTTATCATCTGTGAAAGTCGGAATCTTGGAAATGTTGATTTTGCCATAGATGTGTACACCATTTCCACTCTGGGAATACTCGGTGTAGCTGTTATAACGGTTCAACATTGTCTGAACAAATGAGTCGGTCAGTTCCATATGGTCAATATCCAGAAAGAAGTATCCTTCCGGAATAACAAATCCGACTCCGGCTGCGTGATGTTTCTGCATTGCAACCATAACATCTTCGTATGTTATCCAAGTGGAACTATGCCCCTTGTCCGTTCCGGTAGCACCGCCTTGGGCAGAGAACGGCACCTTAGTAGGCTTGCCGTTTCTGTCTTTGCCCCATTTCCACAGAAGCCATATTTTCATTTGCTTTAATTCCTGCATTCGGCTCGCCTCCTTTCCTTATAAATACTGACAAGGCTTAGTACCATGTTGGTTCAGGCTCCTTCTTCACATCTGCCTCTAATGCGGATAACTGCTCACACAACTTGTCATAGTTGATGAGAGCCTTATTGCCGATATAGATTGCCGGAAGTTTCCCGGCTTTGAGCATGATGCGAAGAGCGTGTTCGGAAAGTAAGCCTGTTCTTGCGATTTCCCTTACGGTCATCATGTTGGGTTGTTCTTTTATCATGTGTGTTTCCTCCTTCTGTATTTCTAAAGTGCATCAATCTGTCGCACTTACGATATAATAATACAACATAAAGATGTACTTGTCAATACAAAAAGTAACGCATAATGATGAATAAATTGTAAAGAGTACATCATGCAGTCTTGACAAGTGCGACATTATGGTGTACTCTTATTACAGAACCAAACGAAATAAGACGATAGAATCATATTTATAACGAGGTGACAATCTATGACAATCGGAGAAAGAATTAAGGAAATCAGAAAAAAGAACGGTTACACACAAGGTACTCTGGCAGATGAACTGCAAGTGGCGAAAGGGACGGTGTCTGCGTGGGAAATCGGCAGCCGCAGACCCAGCTTTGAGATGCTCGAAACCATGTGTGGATTATTCAATGTACGCATGGATTATCTGATTGCACAATCGGACGATGCTACACCACCACAGGAGCCTACCGAGGCAGACCTTAACAGCATGGCAGAAGAAGGACTGGCAATGGAGAAAGAACAGGATTCAGATTGGCTGAATACCACACTACAGCAGTTCTGCTCGGATTTTGCCCGTATGGATGGATTTGCAAGAAAAGCTCTGCTTGCTCTATATAAGGAAGAAAAGCACCGCTGCACCGTGCAGGGCACTCTTGCCGAAGAGGACAGCTATGTATGTGCGGTAAATATCAAGGCGATAAAATAAGAAAAAAGTTATCATCCTTTGCCTTGACTTTATCGTGCATCAGAGTGATGTATAGTAACGGATAAAACCGCAAAGGAGGTACACACATTATGCCAAGTATAAAAAAACGTGGAGACTCCTACCGCATCATGGTTTCATTGGGCTATGACATGGAAGGAAAGCAAGTCCGCAAAACCACCACATTTACACCGCCGGAGGGAGTCACCCCCGGCAAAGCAGAAAAACTGGCGATTTCCTATGCTCATGAATTTGAGAAACGCTGTATGGGCATGGTGAACATGAATGAGAATATCCGCTTTTCCGAACTGCATGACTGGTATTTCGACCAGATTGCAGTCCACAAGCTGAAGCCCATGACCTTGTACGGGAATAAGGAACTGATGAAACTGTATGTGCTGCCGTATCTCGGCAACATGAAGCTGAAGGACATTAACACGGCTCGAATCGATGCCCTGTTCAATGAACTGTATCGGCACGGTCGCAAGCGTGAATTGTTCCAGCTTCGTGACCCCAATTTCATCCCGGAAGGTACACGCAGACCTGTATCACGCAGGTCAAAGGTTAATTTGAACACCGTCAAGACCTGCATTCAGGGCGTTCCCGTTCTAAGAGACACGGCTGAGAGGATTGCCGACACCTTGGGCATGAAACTGAAAGATGCCTTTATGAAAATTGAAACAGAGGACGGCTTGGATGTCGGCACGATTAAGAGGGTCAGAACTGCCATGTCACCGATTTTCTCCACGGCAGTGAAGAAGGAACTGCTCCTCAAGAACCCCGTCACAAACGCCACCACGCCGGGTGCAGAGCCGAAGGAAAAGGTATTCCTCAATGCCGACCAGTGCCGTGAGTTGTTGGGATTTGCTGATGAAACTTCAAATCCACAGGTGGCAAGAGCCATCAAGGTTCTTTTGTACACGGGAATGCGTGTGGGTGAATTGACCGCCCTGCATTGGGAGGAAGTAGACTTGGACGTAGCTACGCTGATAATCAAGTACAATCTGTACCGTCTGGACGGAGAATATCGCCTTACCACACCAAAGACCAAAAGCAGTGCAAGAATGATTTCTCTGCCCCCACAGGTCATAGAACTTTTGAAGGAGCAGAAAGCATGGCAGGAAAACCGCAAGGCAGAGGTCGGCAGCCGTTGGATTGACCGTGGAGCGGTGTTCACAGGGCAGTACGGAGAATACATGAATAAAAGCTACATCAATCTGCAATTCAAGAAATTGCTTGCCGACCACGATTTCCCCGATGTGCATATCCATGACCTTCGCCACGCAAACGCATCCCTGCTGATAAACATGGGTGTTCCGGTCAAGGTAATTTCTGAGCATCTCGGTCACTGTGACACCAGAACTACGGAGAACATTTATGCCCATATCTTCAGCGAAACACTCGCCCAGACCTCGGATGCCATCAGCAAAGCACTGTCGGAGGCTTAAGAAAATGGTGCTTATTGCCCCAAAAACCACACACAGCCGAATAGCCCACAGACACAGAAAACACCAAGCTTTCCGCACAGGTACAGACAAGCGGAAAACTTGGTGTTTATTTGGTGTTTTAATCGGCAAAACGAGGGGGTACGAGCCGATACGATGTACAGTTTCGGACACCACGAAACCCCATGAAACGGGCGTTTTTCAACGATATAGCACGATGCCATTGAGTAGAATTACGGCTCGAGAAAGAAAACATCAATACGATGGATTCCAAGGGTGAGGTGCTGCTTACGATTATGGCCTCCCTTGCACAGCAGGAATCGGAGTCGCTTTCAAAGAATGTTAAGATGGGTATTCAATTCAGATATCAGAATGGTGAGGTTCAGGTCAATCACAACTGGTTCTTGGGATACACCAAAGATGAGAACGGACACCTTATCATTGATGAAGACCAGGCTGTGGTAGTAAGAAGAATATTTCGAGAGTATCTGCAGGGAGCAAGCCTTAAGACGATTGCAGACGGACTTATGGCAGACGGCATACCTACAGCAACTGGGAACATGAAATGGCGTGGGGACGGCATTAGAAAGATACTTACAAACGAGAAGTACATGGGTGATGCCCTTTTGCAGAAGACCTATACGGTTGATGTTCTTACTAAGAAACGAGTATCTAACAACGGCATTGTTCCACAGTACTATGTTGAGAACAACCACGAAGCAATCATTCCAAGACAGCTGTTTATGCAGGTTCAGGAAGAACTCTTTCGCAGGGCACACCTTAAAACAGAGGGTGGAAAAACCAAGAGAGTCTACAGTAGCAAGTATGCATTATCGAGTATTGTCTATTGTGGCAAATGCGGAGATCTTTTCAGAAGAGTGGCATGGAAGGCCAGGGGTGCATCCTACAACAAATGGAGATGTGCCAGCAGAATTGAAAAGGGCCCAAAGAAAGGATGTGATGCCGATGCCATCAGTGAAGTTGAACTTCAGAATGCAGTGGTAAGAGCCATCAATAAGACCCTTGGCGGACGAGAACAGTTTCTGATTCAGTTGCAGTATAATATCGAGGAAGTGCTAAACGGGGACTCTACTGCAACACTTGACTACATTGACCAAAGGATGGCAGAACTTCAGGAAAAGCTTGTATTGTGCGTAAACAAGAATGCTGAGTACGATGTTATTGCAAATGAGATTGATGCTTTAAGGGAAAAGAAGGCAGCAGTTGTAACCAAGGATGCCGAGCAGGAAATGTTAAAAAAACGAATCGAAGAGATGCGACAGTTCCTGCAGACACAGTCAAGCCGAGTGACTGAATACGATGAGCAGATGGTAAGAAGACTCATTGAGAAGATTACGGTCTTTGATGACAAGCTTATCTTTCAATTCAAATCCGGCATGACACTTGAACTAAAGAGATAA